CAAGATCAAATCTCTACAGAAGAACTACGTGATAAATTAAAAAACAACTGGAACTATTCGGGGGAGTTTGATACTAACGTACCACAATGGATTATGCGAGAGTTGATGTCATTTTTGATATTGCCCACTCTCGAAGATGGATATGCACAAAATAGATGCAAATTTGAACAGTCAACAAAGATACAGGCCATAGCTTTTTTTGACAACTTTGTTGATCATTTTTATCAACTGTGTAGTGACTTGAATATACAAATCAATATTTCATCTGATGAAATTGCAAAAAATAATCAAGAATTTATAAAAATACAAAAATATCATCGTTCACAACAGCGTTGTGAACAATGGGTACATGATGTATTGAAAAATAACGACAACATTTTGTCACCAACACAGACCATATACGACGAATCTTACATACAACATCTTTTTAGAGCACAAGGATATGAAATACAGTGTGACGGCCTTAATCTGTTTCCTCTGGACAGCGGTGCAATGAAAAAATTAATTTATCTGGTTTAACAATGCCACTTTGCTACGCGCCTTGGGCCAATCTTGATATTAGTCCTACAGGGGTTATATCCCCTTGCTGTAAATTTCAAACAAAAAAATACCAACAACAATTTCAAATACAACAGCATTCGATTGAACAATATAACACTAGCGATTTTGTTGAATCTCTCAAACAAGAAATGCTGAAAGATCAATGGCCCGTCGGATGCGAAAGATGCAAGATTGAAGAAAAAAACAACATACCTAGCAAGCGGCAACTTGACTATCAACGTTGGCAAGAACATTATGATAAGTATAACTTTGATCAACCTTCATTTGTAACTGCAAGTATAGCGTTTGGAAACACTTGCAATCTTAAATGTATCACTTGCGGACCAGCATCATCAAGTAGATGGCAAAAAGAACATCACGATATTATTGGCATCGACATACTGAGTTTTAAATTTTACAAAAAGGATTTTGTAGAAACATTTTTGGAAAATACTCCCAATATTGTGCATATAGATATACCAGGCGGCGAACCGTTCCTCAGCGGAATACCAGAGCAAAAGCTGTTGTTGCAAAAATATATTGAAGCAGGAAAGGCCAACCAAATCAGTCTGCATTACACTACCAATGCCACAGTTTATCCTGACGATTCTTGGTGGGAATTATGGAAACATTTTAAAGAAATTGATCTACAGATCAGCATCGACGGAATAGAGAACAGATTTGAATACATACGGTATCCAGGAAATTGGGTAGAATTAGTTGATCATGTACAGCAGTATATAAACAAAGAAAAACAATTAGATAATTTTCGTATCAGTGTGAGCCACACAGTAAGTGCGTATAATATCTTTTACATTGACGAATTTTTTAATTGGTGCTACAATATAGGCTTGCCTAAACCCTGGCTAGGTCGTGTACACAAACCTGAACACATGAGGCCAACTGTATGGCCAACTGAAGCTCGCAAATTTATTGCAGAAAAGCTTTATACTAGCAGCCACGAAGATGTAAGAATTTGGGCACAGTTAATGTCTGACAACGATGATTCGGATCTATTTGAAATGTTTATTGCTCGAACAAAGCAGCATGATGTGTATAGGGGTCTAGACTTCAGTTTGGTATTTCCGGAACTGGTAAAATTTTTATGAAAAATACAACCATAATTGTACACGACGAAGTCAATATCAAAATTGAGGGCTTAGACCTAGATACTCGACGTCGTCTGGTCAGTAAATTCAAATATCTCAATCCGGCTGCACGTTATTTGCCAGCTGTGCGTCTGGGTCGTTGGGATGGCAAAGTGGCTTATTTTCAATTGGGTGGCAGTACCTATGTAAATTTATTACCAGAAATTGTTCCCATATTGGAAGATGAAGGCTACGACATTGAACTAGATGATCGCCGGACCTACAGCACCCGGTTTGAATTTGCAACAATGACCGAGGACACTTTTGGTGATCGTGTATGGCCGCCTGGTCATGAACGTGCGGGACAACCAGTTGTACTACGAGATTATCAAGTGGAGATCATTAACGAGTTTCTCAGTAATCCACAAAGCCTGCAAGAGATTGCCACTGGTGCCGGTAAAACACTTATTACTGCTGCCTTGAGTTGGCAAGCTGGACACTATGGTCGTAGCATTGTTATTGTGCCTAACAAAAGTCTAGTGACACAAACAGAAACAGACTATCGCAACTTGGGACTGGATGTGGGTGTTTACTTTGGCGATCGCAAAGAATGGGGTCGGCAACACACCATATGTACTTGGCAAAGTTTAAATGTGCTGTTAAAGAACACCAAGTCTGGCGAAGCTGACTGTACCATACAGGACTTTATCGAGGATGTGGTTTGCATCATTGTCGATGAAGTACACATGGCCAAAGCTGATGCTTTGAAGACCTTGTTGACCGGAGTAATGTCGCATATACCCATTCGTTGGGGCCTGACTGGTACTATACCCAAGGAAGATTTTGAATTCCAAGCTCTACATGTCAGCCTTGGTCCAGTTGTTGGACGTTTACGTGCCAGCGAACTGCAAGCACAAGGTGTACTTGCACAATGTCATGTAAATATTGTACAACTAGTGGACCATGTAGAGTACAAAGACTATCAAAGCGAACTCAAGTATCTAGTGACCACACCTGAGCGTATGGAAGCAGTGGCACAACTAGTGGACAAGATCAAAGACACAGGTAACACACTTATCTTAGTTGATCGAATCGAAACAGGCAAGATACTGCAAACACAATTGAGCACCTTGTTTAGCCTGCTGACTGATCGACCCGATGTAGTGTTTGTGTCGGGTTCAACCAAGGCAGCAGACAGGAAAGAAGAATACGACGAAATTGCCACTGCATCCAACAAGATCATCATTGCCACTTATGGTGTGGCAGCAGTGGGCATCAACATACCACGCATATTCAACTTGGTCATGGTGGAATCCGGCAAGAGCTTTACTAGAGTTATTCAAAGTATTGGGCGTGGTATCCGCAAAGCTGAAGACAAAGACCATGTGGAAATATGGGACATAACCTCAACTTGTAAGTTTGCTCGTCGACACTTGACCAAACGCAAGGCTTTCTACAAGGAAGCCAATTATCCTTTTTCGGCAGAAAAACTAGAATGGCAGACAACAAAATAAATCAATATCCAGCCAATATTTGTTTGGCTCCTTTTGCATACTTGACATTTGATCCTGCAAACAATGTGAGTCCTTGTCCTGCCTTGGGCGGAAGTGTTTGGCAATTCCCAGATCAAACTATACACAAGATTTGGACCAATCTAGAACTAACAGACTTTAGACAAGACATGTTGGAAAACAAACGCCACGACGTATGCAGTCGTTGTTGGGAAGAAGAATCTGTAGGCATGCCTAGTCAACGCACTCGCTTGTGGGACATGTTGTTGGATCCTGCTGGTACCGCCACCCACATACTGGAAACTGATACTACTCCGCAAGCAGTGTTAGAACCAGCTACCTATCTCAAAGGCCCCATGCAGTTGGCTATCAAGATCAGCAATGTATGTAACTTGCGATGCCGCAGTTGCAACAGCAACGACAGCGTGACCTTGGCTGTAGAAGGACGCTACTACGAAGAAAACTACCAGCTTCGTGACAATGTATATTTTCAAGAAACCGAAGCTAAGACTTTTTCAGACCAACAGATCGAAGACATAGTTTCTGTATGTCATAATGTGCGTCGTTTGGAATTCTACGGCGGCGAACCTTTGTTGGATCGACAACTACCCCGGCTACTACAACGCCTGATAGATCAAGGATACAGCCAACAAATAACTGTCAACATCAGTACCAACATCACACAGCCTTTGACCGCCAACTTGGTCAAGCTATTGTTGGCATTTGAAAAAGTACAAATCAACCTAAGTATGGATGGATGGGCAGAAAAGTTTGAATACCTAAGACATCCGGGTAACTGGGGTTTGGTATATCAAAATGTGTTTGCTTTTATCAAAGCATCTGTCGTCAGCGGCGGACGTATTAAGCTGTTGCCAGTGATCACTGTGACCACTATGAACGTGCATCACTTGCCGGACCTGGTGGCCAACATGAAAAAACATTTTAGACTTGTACCATTTTTGATTTTATGTCGCAAGCCCTACTACTTCAGTGTTAGAAACATTCCCGAACCTATTGCCAAAGAAATTCGCGATCGTTTGACAGCATATACTGACTACGATTTCACTCCTATTGTTCGTGCCTTGGCTGACGCAGCAGATCCTGCAATGTGGGAAGAATTCAAATCGTGGACCCAAATGATTGATCAATATCGTAAAGAAAGCTTTTCCACTACTTTTCCTGAATACGCAGATTTGATTAAACGGCATGATGCCACTGCGAATTTATAGGTTGCATTTTGTCAAATATCCTGTTAAAATTAAAGCATGAGAATACTAACCCTTGACAACTGTCACTACGATTTAAACACGCTGCCAGAAGAAGTTGATGACATGCGTTTTGCTATACTGGACAATAGCGACCCTGCCAATCCTGACTATCACTACATACCCTTGATCTTTTTAGAAAGCTTTAACTCGCCTGCACTGGTATTACAGATTGGTGACTACACAGTCAAGATGCCCATGGATTGGCGAATACTAATTGGCGAACCTGATTCAGGTGATCTTGAAGTCATACCACTTACCAGCATCAACGATCGAGGCTTTAAAGTATTTCAATTTAACCCACTAAGTAGTTTTAGTCCAACTTTTCCTTCCATTGAAATTGTAGATGTGTATCACGACGTGGCTTGGTACAGTCCCAAACTAAAAAATGGTCAGATGTTGGCAGTGCCTTTGAATGATGAACCCAAACCAGATTGTGTTTATTTTGTCAAAGACATCAGCCGCAACTGTGAAATTGTTGATTACTCAAAGGCCTGGTAATATGAAACAATACAAAGAAGACAGTGTTATCCCAAAAATTACAGCCAACATACCGGCTCCCAAAGACAAGAACATTGATCGTCGCATACGAGAACTTGAAGACAAAATACGCGATCAAGCACAAGAGATGCATCGCATGCACAGAGATATTGTACGCTTACGCACAGCCATCAACGAGGTATCAGCAAGGATCAAGTAATGACTCAGCCCACTGACAAATCAGTACGCGGACGCAGATTACAACAAAAAAATAGACATATTGCACGCCAAGTTCGCATCCGACAAGCACATAAATTTCCTATTCCGACCAAAGATAACGGTGTAGAAAAGTCACACCGTTATCACAAAAAATCAGGAGTAACCTGCGGTGATAGCCATTGTGCTATGTGCGGCAATCCACGTAAATTTTTCAAAGAACGTACAATGCAAGAAAAGCGAGCAATGCAAGATGTAGAACATATTCGAGATCGACACAGCAACGGAACAATACCCCAAGATGAGTGATAAGCTAAACATTGGCAATGAAATGCGACAGTTTGACTTGAAGAACCGCAACTTCTACGACAGTCTTACAGACGAAGAACGCAAGAAGTTTTCTAACTATTTGATGATACGTTGGGGTTCATGTGTACAAGGTTCTCGTGAACTGCAAGAGTTTTATGTGATCAGCACCAACGAACGACTAAACAAAAACTTCTTTGCCATTAGTCGCCATCCCAAACTACAGTGGTTGTGTGCTACCACAGTGAGTCCAGGAATGGGCGCACATCGCCACCAATGGATTAGTCCTAAGAAAAAAGAAGGCGGTGCTATTCGAAAACAGTTAGCCGAACTATATCCATTACTCAAAGATGACGAACTGGATCTCTTGTCAAGAATAACAACCAAAAAAGAACTTGATGCTTATATCAAGGATCACGGCAACGAAACTAAAAAATGAAGTTCGAATGTCAGTACTGTAAAAAATCTTTTGCCAAAGAAACCACACTCATAGTACATGTGTGTGAGCAAAAGAAACGGTATCAAAGTCAAGGTGAAACTGGCATACAAATAGGTCTACGTGCTTATCAAAAGTTTTATGAGATTAGTCAAGGTTCTGGTCGCCCCAAAACCTTTGATGACTTTGCTCGGAGTCCGTACTATAGAGCGTTTGCACGGTTTGGACAGTACTGTGTCAGCATACGTGCTGTCAATGTCATGCGCTTTACAGAATGGCTATTGAAGAACAACAAGAAGATTGACTACTGGTGCCGTGATAGTGTGTACGGTGAATACTTGTTGGAATATTTGCGTGTTGAAAGTCCAATAGATGCTGTACAACGAGCCATTGAATCCAGTGTGAGATGGTCAGAAGAAACTGGTAATCCGCCACACGACCATGTGAGATTTGGCAACGACAATGCTTTGTGTTATAGTGTCACTACTGGCAGACTCAGTGCTTGGGTGCTGTACAATTCCAACAGTGGACAGGAGTTTTTAGGCAGACTCAGTTCAGAACAAATTGCCATGATCTGGCCCTATGTGGACGCAGACTTTTGGCAACAAAAATTTAGAGATTATCCAACAGATGTTGCATATATCAAAGACATACTTAAACAGGCAGGATGGTAATGAGCGCAGACATTGATATTGACATGCCAGACCGTGCAGCATTACTAAGATTGATCCCGCACACAGCCGCAAGACAAATGACCAATGGTCAGGTGCGTCGACACAATAGCGGTGTGTATGTCACTGACATACCACATGATCCCATACATGAATGCGCTGCTATTGACTACGAAGCAGCCGAACAGCGTGGCTATTTCAAGATAGACTTCCTCAACATGAGTGTGTATCAGCTGGTACGTGATCCCGAGCATTACGAACAAATGCTGGCAAAAACACCAGCTT